CTTTTTATTGGATTTTATATTTTATATTTTTGTATTTTGTTTTTATATATTCCTTGACTAAATAAGCAACTTGAAAGGGCTCTTGAGTACCTGGTGGGAATCACATTCAATGTTAATGGCGGATAATTGGATTGTTGAATAATGTTTTTCCATTTCGATCTGTATATGCGGTAGCACGCCGAAAGCACGGAAAAACGACAGCCTAGTGCTGTCTTCTATGGGTTGTGTTTTTGCAGTTAGCCCCTTAGCCATCTGCATAAATCCGTATTGATTTAAATCTACATTGTTGTAATTCTTATTGACATTATAGTCTGCTGGTCGTGCTTCAAGTGCTAGTGATATCATTCTACTGTAGTATGCCTGATTCATCGGCACACCACTTGATAACGCTAGCCCGCACTGTCCCACAGCATCCCAATGACAACTCCATTCGTAAGGGTTGTTCAACAGCTGTACACTCATACTATCTTTTGTAGTGGCTGCATCGGGGTTTCGGACCATAATCCACTCACCATCCACACACACAGGGTGTGATTGGCAAAACTCAATCTCTTCAATTACATACACAGGGTTTTCAATTTCCATCTGGAATCCCAAAGTTAAAAACCACTGTGCGCAGGCACTTGAATTAAACAAGTGTAAATCTTTCCTAGAAAAGATTACCCCGCAGTCATCTCCATTATTGACGACATCGTAACTGAACCCGAGAGTGCTGAAATACGCAAACAACATAGCACACATAAGTAAACAGTTCCCTAAGCCAGTATTCATGTCCCCAGACATACGTGCCCCGTTTACTTTATATCTCAGCATACCGTCTCTGCAGTATCCTGACCCAGTGTTTGTTAGTTGCATCCCAAGTATCCAACGAAGTCTGTTCTTAATTAAATTACTGTATCTATAACAGAACAGATACACAGAGTGTTCCCACTGCAGTGCTTCCACTGAAACGTGCTGGTCAAACCTTTTAGCATCCATTCCAACAAAAACAAAGTCGTGGTATCTATTACACTTGCGTACAATCTCGTCGGCTACTCTTTTCGCATTGAGTCCTTTCATTATTGATCTCTCGTTTCGTGGCCGATTCCGGTCGGTACGATGTGAGTAAACACGATCAATTGCGCGGTATAACATGTGTTCGATGGGTTTGATATATCTTGCTAACTCGGCTCCATATCGTGGACTACGTGGTTGTATGACACGTGGTACGATATCTAAGAATGCCTTAAGTGAAGTACAGAGTTTCTCTATCTTCACAAACGCTTTCACGAAACTGTCTTTCAGTTCGAGAGGGCGGCGTATTAAACTTTCAAC